GCGCAAGGGCGGCCTGATTTTAGCAGCAGAAAACCAAAACGACCTATTGACCAAAGAGCGGCAGGCACGCCCAAGTTTCGATCGACTGCTCGGAAACCAGAAGCCCTACGTGAGGAGCTAAAGGCTAGAGGTCTGCGTGGTGACTTTACTGTAGGCAAAGGCGGCACAGGCGGCCGAACGTTCAAGGTTGGTAAAAAGACTGAGCTAAGTGAAGCTCGCACCATGGCCAAACCAAAGCCACCAAAAGGCACGATGTCTAAAGGTATGAAAAAAAGGTTGAAGGATGCGGGTATGACGAGCCGCTCTTTCAAGGTTGGTTCCAAGGGGCGTCGTGGTAAAAAGATGAAACTACGCACTGATGTTGGCGAGCCACGTCGTATGCGGAAACCCTACTCAAAACCAGAGGTAGCTAAAGAAAACATCACAGGCAAAAAGGCTGCTGAGTTTCTCAAGGACTCAGGCAAAAAAGCACCGAAAACAAAAGCGGAGCGCTTAGAAAAAGCTAGAGACGTTATTTTGGGTCGCACTGGTAATCGTCGTGTGCCAGGGTCAAAAACTTTATCTGTTACTGTGCGCAAAGCTCCAAAGACAGCAACCGAGGCCCGCAAGATCCTAAAAGCCGCTGGCATCAAAGGTTACACAAACATGACCGGCCCTCAGGCTATCAAGGCAGCCACCAGCATTACTCGGTCACGACGGTTAGCAGCGCAAGGCAGGCTCCCTCGTAAGCCTAAGGTAGCAAAAGCTGCTGCGCCTGCTAAGCCAGCAACACCAAGAGTGCCAGGTAGGCAAGGTGCTGACCGTACAATTAAGCTTGCTAAAAGCAGAACTTTTGCAACTGGAAAAGCAGCGAAAGAGTTCCTTACAAAGAACGGTGTCAACGCATCTAAGATGAGCGCTGAGCAGGCTAAAAAGGTTGCTTCTAACCTGAGCCGTGCGAAGAGGATGGCTAAAGAAGGCCGACTGCCTCAGCGCCCAGCGTCTCAACGACGCCCTCGTAAGACAGCCCAGAAGCCAGCAGATGCTCCCAAAGCCCAAGCAGCTAAGACGAAGTCAGCCGAGCCAGCTAAGAAAGCTACTAAAACCAAGCAGGCCGCAGCGCCTAAGGTGTCACCACGGGCTGAGTACAAAGCAAAAGTCGATAAGATGGAGCCCGGAACTGCGAAAGACCCCGGGCCGCTTCGGAAAGAGTTTGCGAAGATGGTGCCGGATGCAGAATATCAAAACCCTGAACGAGCCCGCGAGTTGATTATGAGGCGCTATTCTAGGGCGCAGCGTGCAGCAAAGGGTAAAAAAGGCACACCTCGCCCCGAGCGTCGTAACCAGGCAGCAAAGGCTAAGGATACTAAGGCTGCTCCGGCTCCACGAGCTAGACGAGCCAGGCGGGGCAAAGCCAAAGATAAAGAGCCTGAGACAAAAAAAGCTACAAAGCCAAGAACTAAAAACACCAAGGCCAGTAGAAGGCTAAGTGAGACGATTGAAAAGTTTGCTGATGGTCGCATTGGTTATGATAAAATGGTAAACGTTATCAATAAATCAAAAGACAAAATTGCTAAACTGTCAGGGGAGCAAAGGAAACAATTTGCTCGTTCTATGCGGCGCTTGGGAGAGCTTAGCCGACTTAAGAGTAGAAACGCGTCGGATGCGGCTGAGGCTAAACGTCACGCTACAACGATTAGTCAGATGCTTGCAGCCCTTGGTGTGATCTCAGTTGCTTCAGCCTAACAAGGAAAAGATCTTCAAGGAGATCAAGCGGTGCGCTACTGACTTTGCTTACTTCGCAGAGAAGCACATACGTATTGTTGATATAAATGGTAAAGAAACCAACCTAAAGATTAACGAAGCGCAAAGGCGTATCTTCAAATCTGTTACGCAAAACCCTCACCTTATGGTGCTGAAAGCAAGAAAGCTAGGGTCCACAACAGTTATTGCAGCTTATTTTTTGTGGAAGGCTTTGTTCAATAAGAACAATCGTATCGCTGTTGTCGCACACACTGACGATGCAGCCCGTGCTATCTTTCAGATTTATCAGTTTATGTATGCTAATCTTCCTACGGAGTTGAAGATCCCGGCTGAGAAGAATCGCCACAATGAGCTAAGGCTCAAGACTGGTAGCCAAATCAAAGTAGGTAGCGCTGCATCTGAAGGCTTTCGTGGTCAAACCTATCAGTTTATCCATGCTTCAGAATACGCATTCTGGCCAAATCTAGAAAAAAGTATTGCTGCCTTATTTGGTACGGCGGATGCAAACGCGACGATTATTCTCGAGTCTACTGCCAACGGCCTGAACCAGGCGTATGAGATGTGGAACCAAGAGAACGGCTTCGAGAAGATGTTCCTCGGTTGGAAACTAGATAAGCGATACGTCCGAGACAAAGCCTACTTCAAAGATTTGACAAAACGAGAGCGAGAGTATATTAGTAAGCACAAGCTTACTAATGAACAAGCCCATTGGTTTGTACATCATTTACGGACAAAATGTGCTAACAACTGGTTGATCTTCAATCAGGAGTTCCCTGTCCATGCTGAGATGGCGTTCGTCACATCAGGACAAAGGTTCTTCCCGGACCCATGGCCAGTCACAGCGTTTGTTCCGGGGCTCAAAATCCACAAGGAACCGCAACCGTATCGAATCTATACCATTGGTGTTGACACTGCTTCTGGCTCCCCCGGTGGCGATTACTCTGCTTTCATGGTTCTCGATGTCACGGATGATAAGAAAGTCGAAATGGTGGCGTCGTACTACGACAGGGAAGCACCATCAGACTACAAACAGGTCGTCCACGAACTAGCTGACAAGTATACAGCCATGGCCGTTATCGAAAGTAACTCGTATGGTCTGTCGATTATTGAGCACATGATGGAGCGTGCTTACCCACGCATGTTCCGTGACCAGCACTTTGACAAGGCTAAAAATCAGTGGACCCCAAGGTATGGTTTCAACACCAACTCAAAGAGTCGGAACCTTATGCTCAGTCGTCTTTATGAATATGTTACCAATGGTTACTTATTGGTTACTGATAAAGTGTTCATGGCTGAAGCTAATACGCTTGTGTACAACGGCCGTGGTAAGGTAGAGGCCCCATCAGGTAAACACGATGATATGGTTATTGCTACGGCACTTGCTCTCATGGGGCTAGATCAAGTAGAAGACCTGATAGAAGAAGTTGCTAATAAAGTAAGACCGACTAGTGTAAAAGAAATGTTGAAATGGGAGCTTGCTACAGGGCGCTCATTCAAAGACGCACAGCCTGATGAGTTTTCACCGGACCCGGTTCAGGAAGTGCTTAATGATATTGGGGTTTGGTGACTTCGTTTGGTAGGCGTTACCTACTAGGAAAGGCGTAAAAATGGTGCAGCTAGACGCAGAAGCACAAGAGGGGCTCGCCGCCGCTTTGGAAAATCTCGACGATGGTAGTGCAGATCAGCAAATAGAGCAGTACGCCGAGGAGGCAGAAACCTATTCTGACGAAGCCGAGTACGAGGAGGGCGACTACGAAGAGCAGTACGCCGATGATGACGGAGAGTACGAAGACGACGAAACCGATGTAGAAGAGGGCCACTCGGTGCCTTATGGTCGTTTTTCTAAGGTCATCGCTGCGCGCAACAGTGCAGCAGAAGAAGCTCAAGAGCTACGTGAGCAACTCGAGCAGATGCAGTATCAAATGGACATGATGAAAAACATGCGCCAGATGATGGGGCAGGATGTGTCTGAAGATGTCGCACCTCAAGAGGAGTCACCGTTTGACACCTCGACTGAGATAGGTCGTATGCAGTCGCAGATGCACGAGATGGCTGTTCAGCAAGAGCAGAACACACTGGAGCGAGAGCTAGCGCAGGTACAAGAAGAGTATCCGGGTATTGATTCAACCGTTCTTTTGAACGCTGTTATTCAAGACCCATCAGTGGATATTATGGCTGTAGCTGAGCAATACACAAATCATATCGCCGAAATAGAAGAGGCTGCTATTGCTAGCTTTTTGGCGAATCTCGATCTCGACGATGCTGGCGAAGAGTACGAGGAAGACTTACCCCCCGAGGTTGGTAGCCGTGGTGGTCGTCAACGAACGATGACCAGTGCTGCGGGTAACAAGCCTCAATCTATGGAACAAGCCCACGCAGCTTTGTCTGAGTGGCTTTCAAATAATTAAGGAATACTGAAATGACTGCTGTGTCATCTGTAAATTCGCTAGATACAATTCTAAAAGAGTTTTATTCTGGCCCTATTCGCGATCAGCTTAATAATGAAATGCTGGTCTTTGAACTTTTTAACCGTAAGAAAATGAACTGGGTTGGCCGTCGAGTCATCATGCCAGTGCGTGTTGCTCGTAATGAAAAGAGCGCCTTCGCTGCTGATAACGGAACGCTTCCTGATCCCGGTGAGCAAACTTACAAAGACCTTACGATTACTGCGAAGTACCTGTATGGTCGCATGAGCATTACCGGCCCAGCAATTGCGCAGGCAAAAGCCAGCGTCGGTGCTTTCGTCAACGGCCTCCAGCAAGAGCTTGATGGTGCTGTTGAGAGCGTGAAGAACGCTGCTGACCAAGCCTGTTTCACCGGTGGTGGTGCTGTTGGTTTTATTTCCGAGAAGTCGGGTGCTTTAAGCACCTTTCAGTTCTCGGGTAATATTGACCAGATCCCTGGCGCTGCTACTGCTGGTGTGCGTTGTGTGCTGGTTCGTTCTGATACCTATGCTGTTATTAGCGTTGGTGGCGGCGGTGGTAACTTAGCTGTTCGTCAGTCGGCAACTGCTGGAAGCATTGATTTCCGTCACGACGTTGTTGGCGGTGCTGAGACGGTTGACCTCTCAGGTCTTGCAAAGGGCGCTGTTTGCACTGTCGTTATTATGACGGACACTCCGGCTGCTGCAACGCAGGACCGACTCAACGAAGCGCTTGGTATCTACGGCAACTTAGGTGCAGGATACTTTGATGCGGCTGTTGCTGCTGGCGGTGCTCCGACGCACTGGGGTACTGACCGAACAACCGCAACTGGTACCGCAACTATTCTTCAATCCACGATTGAGTGTGTTGAAAACGAGATTGCTGGTGGCGTTGCTAACTCTGGTGCTCGAGTCGCTGTAGACACTAAGCGCATGCAGGGTATCCTCGATACGATTGCTGACCTGAGTGGTTCAGAGCCTAACTGCATGATTGCTCACTATATCTTCCGTCAGGAATATACTGCGCTCATGTCGTTCACTACGACGGCGGTCGGAACCACAACTCGCAACGTAAACGTTGACGATGGTGATCCCGGATTCAACCTAAATGCGTTATCGTTCAACGGTATTCCGCTCAAGGTTGCTCGTCACTGCGGTAAAGGTCTCTTGATCTTCTTGAACCTGCAGTCGTGGGTTTGCGCTGAGGTTGCTGCTCCTGCCCTTGCGGACATGGATGGCAGCGTGCTTAGTCGTCTTACAAACTCCGATGCGTACGAAGCGTTTGTTCGTTACTACTACAACACCGTATGCACGGCACCGAATCGGAATGGTATTCTGACCGGTATCAGCTACGCAGGTGTGTGATAGTGATTGAGGTCGCTCGCCTCATCGTTGATCTCGGGCAGTTGGGGCTCCTTATATGGGGGCTCCGACTGTTCCGAGACACGTTTGGGGTGGACGATTCTCAGGCTGATGAGGAACTTGCAACGCCTATGCGTATCTGGGAGGACTGATGGCTCAAATGTCTAACTCGTTGGGAGCTATCTTCGCTGCTAACGATCGCATGTTAGCTGACGACAGGCGTCGCAAAGCTGCTGAGGCCAGGGCTCGAGCAAAGCAACAAAAGGCCGCCAGTAGAAAACAGGGTGGCTCCTTAGTTGGTACCGGGTTGGGAGCGTTGGCGTTTCTGAATCCAGTAACAGCGCCGTTTGCTCCGGCCTTGATGGCTGCTGGGGGAACGTTAGGTGGTATGGCCGCTGGTGGAGACGTAACAGCAGACGAGCTTACGACCGTTGGTTCCGCTGCTGGTACTGTTATGGACAAACTTGAAGACCCTAAAAAAATGGAAGCACTAAAGAAGCTTTACGCTTCGTTCGGGAGTTAAATGTCTGATAAAATTAAAAGTCGTAAACTGTGGTTGTCTGTCCTTGCGGCAGTTCTTCCTATTGTGGCTAAGCACTTTTTTCCTAATCTTCCTACAGAGGCTATTGTGGCGTCTGTTGTGGGTGCCGTTGCCGGCGTGCTTGGCATCAGCATGGAAGATGTAGCGAAACAGAAGCGAGCGGCTCTGGAGGCGGCAGCGTCCCAGGGAAAAAAGCCCTCAGAATAATCCCCCCTGTTGTATTACGCCCTAGTGATAGCGGTGGCCTTGATCTTTCTCTTACTGGGAATAATCATAGGTGGGATGCTGGTGCTGCTGTTAGACATACGATCGGACGAGACTTCGACCTCACCGCTCAGTTGTCAGCAGGCGCAGCCTGGGGAGATCCCACCGATTGGCAGGGAACCGTAGGAATGAAATGGAGATGGTAAATGCCTACTAAGAAAAAAGAAACAAAACCCGCAGCTAAGAAGGCTAAGGCCCCAAAAGCGGCGGCAAAGAAAAGTCCTGCTCTCAAAGCTTGGGAGCGTCGTACTTATCTGTATGAGAAGCAGCAAAGCGGAAAAGCCTTTACCAAGGCCGAAGCTGAAGAGGCTAATCTTATTCGCAGGCAACGTGGTGACATTGTGCCTGGATTCAAACCGGCAGCTTAGGTATGCTTGAAAAAGGTTCTTCACGGGCTGTGATTAGACGCAACATCGCTAAAGAGATGGCCTACGGAAAACCGCAGAAACAAGCTGTCGCTATAGCGTTAAGCAAAGCAGGGAAATCTAATGGCAAAAAGTCCAAAGGCCGCAAAACTAAAAAAAGACATAGACGAGTTTAACACTGACAAGCTCAACTATGTTCGTGTCTGGGATCTTTGCCTGTTATTCCTTCAGGGGCGACAGCAGATTGTTTACGATAGGACCACGGGGGATCTAAGAAGGTCTCGTGTTGAAGGGTCTTCAGTAACAATCAACCTCATACTGAATATGTACCGTAACCTTCAGAGTCGTCTCGAGGTCAACTATCCCGGTACAACTGTTCTCCCGGCAAGCCCTAGCGCTGAAGATGTTGTAAAAGCAAAGAGCAGCGAGGCTGCTCTTCAGTATTACTGGCAAGCGCAGCGCATGTCTTCGCATTATTCTAACCTTGTTGGTTGGATGCTGTCCTGCGGCAACGCTGCTTTGCATACTCGTTACAATGGTGAAGATGTTGTTACCGAAGTTGTGTCGCCTTATAACCTATACTTTGAGCCCGGTGTGACTTGTGACCGTGAGTCAAACTGGACAGCAATGTCTAAGCTAGTAAATCGAGAAGATCTAGAGAAAGCATATCCACAACAGGCTGAGATTATTAAGAAGGCTGCCTCTGTGCCACGGGGTAAAGACCAAAAGAAAACTTTCTATGGTTTGTATCCGTCGCAGGATTTGCAAGATCGTTTAGAAATCTTTGAGATTTATTTTAAAAACGGTGATCGAAAGGTGCTGCTTGATGAGCACTACCTGTTCGAGGGCAAGTGGACCGGCAAAGAACTTCCTGTGCAGGTTGTGCGATACTGTAAGATTCCTGGCCGATTGTGGGGGATGGGGGCTATTGAGCCTTTACTAGAGATACAGATTAGCTATAATAAGGTGCGCTCTCAAATCATTGAAAACGCAGAGCTTATTGGAAATCCAAAGTGGCTGATCCCGAAAACAGCAGGCGTAGGACCGAACAGTATTACCTCTCGCAAGGGCGAGAAGATTTACTACAACCCGGCGGGGGGCGCTCCGACAGCGGTAACACCTCCGTCATTGCCAGGGTTTGTTTTGCAGAATGCCTCTCAGCTAGCATCAGAGATGATGGACGTGAGTGGCCTGCACGCTACCTCACTGGGTAAACGGGCTGTTGGTGTTACATCAGGCAAAGCTATCGAGGCGTTGTCTGGTCGTGACATGACTCAGTTACAAACAACGCAGAATGATCTCGAGCGGGCCTCTGAGAAGCTTGGTAAGGTTGTTCTCACCTTGATGCGTAAGTATTACACAGAAGGTAAGATGACGAGGATGATGGATTCGCTTGGTAGGGTAGTTTTTAACTACCTCAAAAGCACTGACCTCGTTGACGATCCTGAGATTTTCATTGAGGCCGGGTCTTTATTTAGAAACGAAAAGCAAGACAGAGATCAAAAGATTCTGGATATGTTGCAGCTTGGTCTAAT